GCTCCAACAAATATCAACGTAGACAAAGCAGTGTTCGTTGGTTCAACTGCAGATTTATTAAAGAAACTCAAGAATGAATCTGCAGAATAGAATTAAAAATTATTTGGGCAATCCCAAATTAAAACGTATCAATATGCCAATGCAGCTCACGGAAGATCAAGTCCGTGAATTTGTTCGCTGTGCGCAAGATCCAATTTACTTTATAGAAAACTACGTCAAGATTATTACACTTGACAAGGGATTCGTACAAATCTCTTTATATCCATTTCAGCGACAAGCAATTACAGACATTAACGACAATCGTCGCGTAATCGTAAAAGCAGGTCGTCAGGTGGGTAAGACCACGATGGTTGTTGGATACATTCTATGGTATATTCTATTCAACGAAGATAAGTTTGTTGCGATTCTTGCAAACAAAGCACCAACGGCTCGTGAGATCCTGAATAGGATCAAAATTGCATATGAATCATTACCTCTGTGGTTACAGCAAGGCGTTCGTGTATGGAACAAAGGTGACATTGAGTTAGAAAACAATTGTCGAGTGTTAGCATCCTCCACAGCATCCTCTGCGATTCGTGGTTACTCTATCTCATTGTTGTATCTTGACGAGTTTGCATTCGTTCCAAGTAATATTGCAGACGAATTCTTTACCTCTGTTTACCCAACGATTTCTTCTGGTACGCAGTCTAAGATTTTAATTTCTTCAACACCAAACGGAATGAATCACTATTATCGTATGTGGACTGAAGCAGTTGAGGGATTGAACGGATTTAAGTATATTGAAGCCAACTGGCGACAGGTTCCAGGTCGAGATCAGAAATGGGCAGACGAACAACGTCGAGTCCTCGGTGAAGAAAAGTTTTTGCAAGAAATGGAATGCGAGTTCATGGGCTCGGCTGGAACTCTTTTGTCGGCTGCTGCCCTCAAATCTCTAGCCTTTGTAAAGCCAATACATCTTTCTGATAACGGAATCAAGGTTTATGAACAACCAGTTGAAGGGCATAATTATGCGATGGTCGTTGATACCTCTCGTGGAAAGGGATTAGACTATTCCGCTTTTAGCGTTCTTGATATTACACAGATTCCATATCGGCAAGTCTGTACTTACAAAGATAACAATATTAGCCCCCTTGTTTATCCGTCAATTCTGAAAAAGATTGGCACTTATTATAATCAAGCATATGTTTTGGTTGAGATTAACGACAACGGTCAACAGGTTGTTGATTCATTGTTTGAGGATTATGAGTATGAAAATATCCTTGCCACGGTTGATATGAAGGGTAAGATTGCGCTTACATGGGGATATGGAAATAAATCTCAACGTGGAATTCGAACAACAAAATCAGTTAAACGGCTCGGATGTTCAATCTTAAAAAATCTAATCGAAAACCAGAAACTTTTTGTACAAGATTTTGATACGATCTCTGAACTCTCAACCTTTATTGCAAAGGGTGGAAGTTTCGAAGCTGAAGAAGGAAGCCATGACGATCTCGTCATGTCACTTGTTTTGTTTTCGTGGATGACAAATCAGTCGTTTTTTGCTGACCTAAGTAATACAAACATTCGTGAGAGATTATATCACGAACAAATGAGACAAATTGAAGAAGAATCTTTACCAACTCCAATTGCAGGGCATGAAGAAATTGATCACGGAGAGCAGAGATTTGTTGAGGGTGGGGCTGTTTGGACCTTTGTAAATCGTTAAAAACCCCAATTTACTAAATAAACCGTAGAATTTCTATCTCTCCAAGACAGGAGTATAAACATGGCATTTTTAGTTTCTCCAGGAGTCAATACTTCTGAAATTGATCTTACAACAGCAGTGCCTGCAGTTGGCACCTCAACTGGTGCAACAGTTGGGCATTTCCGCTGGGGTCCAGCAAACACTGTAGTTCAGATTTCAAGCGAATCTGATCTTGCTCAAGTATATTTTGCTCCTGACTCAGACGCAACTGCTGTTTCTTTCTTGAGTGCAGCAAACTTTTTGGCTTATGGTAACGATCTTCGCGTAATTCGCGCTCTTGCAACAGGAGCAAATAACGCAACATCAAACTCAAGCCACTACGTCTCAATTGCAAACGACGAAGATTATTTTGGTGACGAATATAACTCATCAAATACGCATGTTGCATTTAGCGCAAGATATCCAGGCGTTGTAGGAAATTCTCTAAAGATTTCAGTTTGCGACACAACAGCAAACTTTGCTGGTTGGGCGTACAGAGGATTGTTTGATGCTGCTCCAAATACATCAAACTACGCATACACTGTAACAAATCAGCGTAAAGCAAACGACGAACTTCACATTGTTGTTGTTGACGAAGATGGATTAATCTCTGGAACGGCAAACACTGTTCTTGAGCGTTACTCAAATCTATCAAAGGCATCTGACGCAAAAGGCGATTCAGGTGAGTCAATCTACTATAAAGAAGTTCTATATCGCAATTCAAAATATATTCACTGGATGGGACATCCATCTGCGAATGCAGCAGTTGCGGATGGTAACGTCTGGGGTGTATCAATTGCAACAGCAAATGCACGCGCTGGAAATGCATTCTACTCACGCGCAAATGTAGACGCAACAACATACTCTCTAACAAATGCCTCTGATGGAACTTTAGCAGCAGCTTCTTATACAAATGGATTAGATCTGCTTGCAAATAACAGTTATGTCGATATTTCTCTACTCTTTGCTGGAGATTGCGGACATACAGCTGGTCTTTCAGACGGAGATCAAAGAACTGTTGCAAATAAATTCTTGCAAACAGCAAGCGATCGTAAAGATTCCGTGGCATTTATCTCACCAGCATACGCTAACGTAGTTGGCTCGAGCGCAAGTGCTTCAGCAATCGTTTCATATCGCAATGCTCTAACTCAAGGATCTTCTTACGGTGTAATGGATTCTGGTTGGAAGTACCAGTACGACAAGTACACAGATAAGTATCGCTGGGTTCCACTCAATCCAGATGTTGCTGGTCTTTGTGTTCGCACAGATCAACAACGCGATCCATGGTTCTCACCAGCTGGATTAAGTCGTGGACAGATTCGTAATCTTGTCAAACTCGCATTTAACCCAACACAAGGTGATCGTGATACGCTTTATAAGGGTGATGTGAATCCAGTTGTGTCATTCCCTGGAGAGGGCACAGTTCTCTTTGGAGATAAGACACTACAAGGACGTCCAAGTGCCTTTGATCGTATCAATGTTCGCCGATTGTTTATTGTTCTTGAGAAAGCAATTTCTCGTGCAGCGCGTTCTAGCCTCTTTGAATTCAATGATGAATTTACAAGAGCGCAGTTCATTGCACTAGTTGAGCCATTCTTGAGAGATGTTCAAGGGCGTCGCGGTATCTATGACTTCCGTGTTGTTTGTGATGAAACAAACAATACACCAGCAGTTGTAGACCGCAATGAGTTTATCGGAGACATTTACATCAAACCAGCAAGAAGTGTGAACTTTGTTCAATTGAACTTCGTTGCTGTTCGCTCTGGTGTTGCCTTCGAAGAAATCGTAGGTCGCTTCTAATAAATAGACTAGGATAAAGTCAGGAGAATACAATGCCTTTTAATGTATCTCAATTTCGTTCAAATATGCAGTTTGATGGCGCTCGCCCTAATCTGTTTGAAGTCGAAATGCAATTTCCTTCATTTGCTCTTGCAAGAGGAGCTGAGAGAAAATTAACATTTCTCTGTAAAACAGCTCAGATCCCAGGATCAACAGTTGGTATAGTTCCTGTTCAGTACTTTGGTCGTGAGATTAAGTTTTCTGGCAATCGCACTTTTGCTGATTGGACAGTAAGCATTCTAAACGATGAAGATTTTACAGTACGAAATGCATTTGAGCGTTGGATGAACGGTATTAATTCACACAGATTTAATACTCGCAACGCACAGGCTGCAACACCATCATCTTACGCAGCAGACGCTGTTGTCAAGCACTATGGTAAGACTGGAAATGTAATTAAACGCTACAAATTTGTCGGTCTCTTCCCAAATGATCTCGCACCAATCGACTTAGACTGGGGCAACAATGACACAATCGAAGAATATTCAGTGACTTTTGCATATCAATGGTGGGAAGCCGCAGAAGAATCAGTAGTTTAATTGCGGCTTCTTTCTTTATCATGGAGATAACTTATGGCTACGATTAGTCTTTTCGGATGGGAAATTGTCCGCAGAAAAGAATCTGCGGACGTTCAACCAGCCATTACAGCGCCAACAACTGATGATGGTGCAATCTCCATTTCGGCTGGTGGGTATTTCGGCACTTATCTTGATCTAGAACAAGCCTATAAATCAGAAAACGATCTGATTACTCGCTATCGCGAGATGGCAATGCAACCAGAACTTGAATCTGCAATTGATGACATTATCAACGAAGCTGTTGTACACGACGTGACAGGTAAATCTGTCACGATTATTCTTGATGATCTGGAACAATCAGACAATATTAAAGATATGATTCGTGTAGAGTTTGATAATGTTTTGAGAATGTTAAACTTCAGCAACGAAGGGCATGACATTTTCCGTCGTTGGTATATTGATGGTCGTCTGTACTATCAAGTTTTGATTGATCAAAAACAAGCAAGACTTGGCATTCAATCACTTGTATACATCGATCCTCGTAAGATTAAAAAGGTGCGCAACGTTCTTAAGAAAAAAGATCCACGCACTGGAGTTGAAGTTATCACTGGAACACAAGAGTTCTATGTGTATAATGACAAAGCAACAACTCTTGGACAAACGACAATTGCATCTCCAACAGATGCTGGAATTAAAATTTCTACAGACGCAATCGTGAATATTAATTCAGGATTGATGGATCCAAAGAAACAGTTTGTTCTATCACATCTTCATAAAGCAATTAAGCCACTCAATCAGCTTCGCATGATTGAAGACGCTGTTGTAATTTATCGTTTATCTAGAGCACCAGAACGCCGTGTGTTCTATATCGATGTTGGCAACATGCCAAAGATCAAATCAGAACAATACTTGCGCGATATTATGACCAAGTTCCGTAACAAGGTTGTATATGACTCTGTTACAGGTGAAGTCAAAGACGATCGTAAGTTTATGTCAATGATGGAAGATTTCTGGATTCCTCGCCGTGGTGAGGGTAAGTCAACAGAAATCACCACACTTCCTTCTGGACAAAATCTTGGTGAGTTACAAGACGTTAAGTATTTTGAACAAAAACTCTACAAATCACTTAATGTTCCAGTCTCAAGACTCGAATCACAAAGTGGATTTACACTTGGTCGCGCTGCAGAAATCACTCGCGATGAATTAAAGTTTAATAAGTTTGTTGAACGTCTTCGTGCAAAGTTCACACTTTTGTTTGATGAGTTGATGGAACGTCAACTTGCACTTAAAGGTATCTGCTCTGTTGAAGAATGGCAAGAACTAAAAGAAAAGATTCACTATGACTTCCTCAAGGACAACAACTTCTCTGAGTTGAAGGAATCAGAACTTATGACCTCTCGCCTACAACTCATGCAGCTTATTGATCCATATGTTGGAGTTTACTTTTCTAAGGCATGGATTAAAAAGAAAGTCTTGCATCTTAATGAAGATGAAGTTGAGAAGATGGAAGAAGAAATTGCAGAAGAGGGTTCAGATGAACCTCAAATGCCAGCAATTGCTCCAGGCGCATTGGCACCTGTGCAACAACCAGTTGCAGCTGCTCCTGCAGCAAACGACATCAATAGTATGTTTAAATCACAGTTATCTAAATAATTGGAGTAGTTATGGAAACAGTTGATCTTGTAACAGCAGTAATCAGTGGCGATAAAGATGGTGCATCAGCAGCATTTAATGCCATGATTGCAGGGAAGGTAAGTGACGCTCTTGAACTCAAGAAAGTTGAACTTGCCACAACATTACTTTCACCAGAAGAAGCAGTAGATGAACCTACAGAATCT